TGGCCGGACGTATTCCCTGTTTCCGAGCTGCACCAGATTGAAAAATCTGTAGGCCCTCGTGAATGGTCTGCGCTTTACCAGCAGCATCCAACCCCAGGCGAAGGGGCATTGTTCAAGCCTTCGATGCTTTCGGTAATGGACGCCGCGCCCACTGGCGGAAAGATTGTAAGGCGATGGGATCTGGCCGCTACAAAGCAGGTTGGAACAAGAGACCCCGACTGGACGGTTGGGGTTAAAATGGCTTTGTATCCAGACAATAGATACGGCGTGCTGGATGTCGTGAGGTTTCGTGGTGATCCAACTGAGGTTGAGAACGCAATCACCAATACGGCGGCGCTAGATGGGAAAGGGGTTGAGGTAATTATTCCTCAAGATCCCGGGCAAGCTGGCGTGGCACAGGCCAGATATCTTACAGGGAAACTGGCCGGGTATCGTGCGCAAGCAGTTCGTGAAACTGGCGATAAAGCCACCCGAGCAGCGCCTTTTGCATCGCAGGTAAATGCGGGGAATGTTTTCATTGTGCGTGCTGCGTGGAATGCTGCGTTTACTGAAGAATTAAAGCAATTCCCTGCGGCTTCGCATGATGACCAAGTGGACGCTGCTTCTGGCGCGTTCTCGGCGCTGTGCGAAGCAAAGGCGCTCCCAAACTTCAACTCCATACTGAACCGTATTTAATGCTCTCTCGTCTCCGCTCACTGTTCCGGCCATCAATAGAGCCGGACCCGCCGCGTGTGCGCGATGAGCCGCGTTTTGCGGTCAGTGAAAAGAAGAAGATGGATTGGGGCCGGGTTACTCCGAGCGTTGGCGCGCCGCCATTGCGTGATGTGTTTAAGCCGTACACGCCGCCGCCGGGCGTACAGGGCAACGGCCAATCTGCACTAGCCATGGATAGTGGCGCTGCGACCGGCGCTACCCTCATGAACTGGATTGGGGAAGCTATTTCCGAAGGTGTTGTTTTCCTCGGATACCCGCGCCTTGCTGAAATGGCGCAACGGGCTGAATATCGCAATATGGTGGAAATCCTTGCCACGGAATCAACCCGTGAATGGATTGACTTCCAAGCAGTTGGCAAGGACGATAAAGGCCAGCGCATCGACCAGTTGCGCAATGAGTTCATCCGCCTGAAAGTGCGTGAGCGTTTTCGGGAAATGTCCGAAATGGATGGGTATTACGGGCTTGGCCTACTGTATGTGGACGTGGGGCAGGCGCGTACAAGCGATATAGTTTCCACGCCTTTACTGCTTCGTCCTGAAACCTTCAGGAAGGGATCACTAAGGGAGCTGGTTGCAGTCGATCCGATCTGGGCTGCTCCAAACCAATACAGCACGTCAACGCCACTTGCTTCTGATTTTTACAAGCCCTCTACGTGGTGGGTGCAGGGAGCGAACGTGCATCACACGCGGCTGCTGCGGTTTGTGTCGCGTGATGTGCCAGACATCCTTAAGCCGACATATAACTTCGGTGGTCTTTCGTTGGCGCAGATGGCCAAGCCGTATGTCGATAACTGGCTACGCACTCGCCAGAGTGTTTCCGATCTGATCAACGCCTTTTCGGTTGTGGCTCTGTCCACAAACATGACGTCCTATCAGCAGGATCCGGAAGGGTTGCTTGCCCGGGTGGAAGCCTTCAACCGCTTCCGTTCCAATCGCGGCACATTCTTACTGGACAAGGATAGTGAGGAAATCCAGATATTGAATGCTGCGTTGGCGGGGCTGGATAAGTTGCAGGCGCAGGCTCAAGAGCAAATGTGTTCAGTGGCCCAGACACCGCTTGTGAAATTTACAGGTATTACGCCAAGCGGCCTGAATGCGTCTTCTGATGGCGAGATCCGGGTTTTTTACGACCGGGTGCATGCTTATCAGGAAAACACATTTCGAGATCCTCTCACAGCGATCATGCATATGTGCATGCTGAACCTGTGGGGCGAAATAGACCCGGGCATTACGTTTGAGTTCAATACGCTGTGGCAGGCGACTGATGAGGAAGCCGCGGCCATCGAAAAGACTAAGGCCGATATTGATGCTGAGTATATTGACCGGGGCGTAATCTCGAACAGTGAGGCGCGGGACAGGATCGCTGCTGACCCTGAGAGCATTTATCAGGGCGTGGTGGAGCGAGGCAGTGAAGCGCCAGAAGTTCCTGATGAGGGCGATAATCTTTCATGAAGACGCGTTTTATCGCTCAATCCGTAGAGCCGGATGGGCGTAAAAAGCGTGCGCCACATGTGCGGCCCGTCTTTTCCAATCAGGGTATCCGGGCGAAGTATCACGCCGTTTTGGTGCATCATATTGCCCGTATGCGGCAGGACGTTCTCAAACGCGTCTTAGCTGCGTATGAGCAGTTTGACGCACAGCAGGCGCAAGATGAAACGCCATTAGAGCGCCTTAAGCGCACGTTCTCGAATATTCTGGAGCAATGGCAAGGGCACTTTGACAAGCACGCCGAAAGTCTCGCCTCGCAGTTTGTGCAGCAGGCTTCCGGCCACGCGACCAGAAGCGTTCGGAACAGCCTGCGCGATCTTGGTTTTACGGTGCAGTTTCAGGCAACGCCTGCCGTAAAGGAAGCGGTAAGCCGGGCGCTCACTGAAAACATCGGACTGATTAAATCTATCCCGACTGAATGTTTGGGTGAGGTTCAGGGGCTGGTGGAAAAGTCTGCTCTGGCCGGGCGTGACCTTGGCACGCTCACTGATGAGATCAAGCGCCGGTTTGATGTTGCCGATAGCCGGGCAGCTCTGATTGCCAGAGACCAGAACAACAAAGTTTCGGCCAGCATAACGCGCAGACGGCAGCAGGATCTGGGTATCTCGGAAGGTATCTGGCTGCACTCTGGCGCGAGTAGGCACCCACGCCCCGAGCATGTGGCCGCTAATGGCAAGCGGTTCAATCTGGAGCAGGGGCTCTATCTCGAAGGGCATTGGACGATGCCCGGTGAAGATATCAACTGCGGGTGCACGTGGCGGCCTATTTTACCGGGGTTTAACGATGGTTAAGATGACAATGAACTGTCGCCAACTGATGCAAGGAATTTTCCAAAATCGTCAGGCGCATAAAGATGGAATTGCGCAAATAAAAATGCCAATGTTTTAATTCCTAAGTTCGGGCTCTGGATAATTGACATCGGGCTCATTGAGAAATCATGGAATACATTCCTCCATATGGGGCTTTCAGTTGAGTGGCCATGTTGCATGAGGAAGTGTTTGAGGCGTGCAGGAATTTTGCATCTCTTCGATGAGATGGTTTCGGAATAGGCTTTTTCCTTCATGGCCATGCGAATGGTTTTTCTTATGTGCGGATAAGAAATATTTAAATTGTTCTCACCTTTTTTTGGGTGCGGGGAATTTAATAAAGCCGCAGTTTCTGGACTGATATTGATTCCGTAAAAATTAATTCGGTTCATTTGTTACTCCACCAATTGCGCAAGAATTTGTGCAGTGAGGGTACACTAACCTTGCTCAATATTTCTACAAAAGACCGCGTGCAAATTGCACTGGATGCGGTGCAGAGCGTGCGCGAGAAATCGCCAGAAGGACACTTGCGGATTACGCAATGCGTTCTCTCCAGCGCGTGCGTATGCCCGTACTATGGGCGCGAAATACCGGGCTGGCGCGAGTTGGGGCTTGAGCCTGAAACGATCTACCAACTCTACCGCGACCCGACAGCACTAGCGCAGGCTGCCGATACCATGCGCGGCAAGCCGGTTCTTTTCACGCACCAGCCTGTTTCTGCCGGGGATCATCCCGCGGAGATTACAGTCGGCAGCGTGACGGATGCGCGGTTTGAAGATCCTGACCTTGTTGGCTCGTTCACGGTCTGGACACAGGACGCTATCGACGCAATCGAAAGCGGAGAATTGAAGGCTGTATCAGCGGGGTATGCTTACAAGGCAATCCCGCAAGGCGGGGTGCTGAACGGCCAGCCCTACAGCCTGACGATGGTTGATATCGTGTTCAACCATCTCGCACTTGTCGCAACGCCGCGTGTTCCTCACGCAATCATTGGAGATGCGGCGCTTTCTTCCACGGAGAACACATTGTCACAGACAAATGGAGCGGCGCTGAGCACTTGGCGTCAGAATTTGCTCGCGTCTATTGCGCCGTTTCTGGCGAAGGACACGGACATTGAGGTCTGCAAAAAGGCCATCGATGATGCAACATCAGCCACACCTTTGCCGCCTGGCGCACCAGAACCCGGCAAGGGCGCAAAGGACAGCGATGTTGCAGACGCACTGCGCAATCTTCTTGCGACCCGCGTGCCTGACGACATCATGGATCAGGTTCTAGCCCTTGTGCAGAACGTGGAAACCGAGGGCGGCCTGAATGCAGGCGGCACAGATGATGATCCGCAGGCCATGGCCGAACGCATGAAGGCGGCTGGCTTTACTGATGATCAGATTGCCAAGTGCATTGCCGCCATGACCACGCAAGGTCAGGACGACACCCCAGGCGAACGCGAGGCCGCTGGAGCAGCGCGTGCGGACGCTGACAAAGAAGCCGCCCGCCGCGCAGAAGCCGAAGGCGCGGCACGCGAGGATAAAGAACGCGGAATGGATAAAGGCATTACCAAGCAGGCGATGGATGCGGCTCTCGCCAATGTTGCCGCAACAGTAGAGCGCAACACGATTGCCCGCATGAATGCGCTTCATGCCGCGCGTGATGCCGTGAAGCCTTTTGCTGGTGAAGTGGCGCTAGATAGTGCTGCGGCTGTGTATCGCTTCGCCCTGAAAGAAATGGGCTTGGATTGCACGGGCATTCCTGATGCCGGACTTGAGCCACTGTTCAAACAGGCCGCGCAATTGCGCACTCAGGCGTCTGAAGCTCCAGCAAAGAAAATCGCGCAGGACAGTAAAGGCACCGCTGATTTTCGCGAGAGCCTTGGGCTCAACCGTATTCAGGTGAAGGGATAATCACATGGGATTTCAGCAGCAGGTAAATGTTGAACCCGCACTTGGCGTTGCGGGGGATTTCGCATCCATGAACCCAACGGCGAATACGCTGGCGGGTGAGGGCGCGCTGGTCGCAGGCGCTGACGGTGTAACTGTTGGCAAGTTCGGGTGGATTCAGGCAGACGGCCAGACCGTTCTGAACGCGCCACCGTCAGGCTCAAAGGCTGCTCCCGATGGCTTTGTGCATCGTGACCTTACTGCCCAGATCGACAATTTTTACGATGAAGCCGGGATGGTTGTCCCCGAAGGTTTCATGGTCAGCCTGTATCAGGCTGGTGATTTCTTCGCCAACACATCCACCGCAGCCACGCGCGGGCAGAAGATCTTTGCGTCCACCACGGACGGCAGCGTTTCCACCGATGCAGCCGGGGCTACGGTTGCTGGTTCTGTCGAAACCAAATTCTACGCCGCCAACACATGCGCTGCTGGCGAGCTTGTTAAAATCTCCACGTGGGATCATTCATAATGGATAATTTTCAGGCACAACTGGCGGAGCTTAACCGCCTGGGCTTTGTGATGCCCGATGCAAAGGGCATGATCAAAGACAACGCGCTTCTGGCCACCGATGCCATGGCGATGGATGCCCAGCCTACACTTTCCACGACAGCCAACGCGGGCATTCCCGCGTTCATGTCTGCGTGGATTGACCCCAATCTGATCAAGGTCGCGTTCTCCCCCATGCGTGGCGGTGAGATTGCGGGTGAGGTCAAGAAAGGGGATTGGGTTACCAAAACAGCCGTGTTCCCCATGGTCGAAACCACGGGTGAGGTTTCCAGCTATGGCGACTGGAACAACAACGGTCAGGTGAACCTGAACCCGAACTTCCCTGACCGCCAGTCCTACCATTATCAGGTCTTTGCGACTTGGGGGGAACAGGAGCTGGATCTTGCTGGACAGGCACGTATTCAGTGGGCCGCTGGCCTGCGAGAAGCCGCAGCGCTCAAGCTGAACAAGTTTCAGAACAAGACCTACTTCTTCGGTATCGATGGTCTGCGCCTCTACGGTTACCTGAACGACCCGCGCCTGAACGCGGCCATCGTGCCAGAAACCAAGGCGGCAGGCGGCACATCATGGAAAAATGCCACGCCGGAAGAACGGCAGGATGATGTGATCGACCTCATCAACCAGCTGCGTAAGCAGACCGCTGGTATGGTGACGACTGACAGCGCCATTACCATTGGCCTGTCTCCTACCAGCATGGGTCTGCTGACCCGTAAAAACCAGTTCGGCATGTCTGCGCTTTCACTGCTGACGGACACCTACAAGAAGCTCCGCTTTGTTGAGGCTGTCGAATTTGGCGATGAAATCGGCCAGACCGTACAGAATATGATTGCCGTGGTTGATCAGGTCGATACGCAGAAAACTGCTGAAGCGGCATTTACCGAAAAGCTGCGCACGCACGCCATTGTTACGGAATCCTCTGCATGGAAGCAGAAGATGTCTCAGGGCACATGGGGCGCAATCATCTACATGCCTGCGGGCGTCGCAACCATGACGGGGATTTAAGACATGAGCGGCACAACATCCAGCGCCATCGTTATCGGCTGCAAGCTGGCCAACGGCGTTATCCTGCGGCTGAAAAATAAGCCGGGCGTAGAATACAAGTTGAACGGTGCCAATGCTGCACGCGTGATTGGCGGGTATGGCCTTACCACTATCCCGTCTGATTTCTGGGATGCTTGGGTGAAAGAGAAGGCTGGCTTCCCGCCCCTGGAAAACAAACTGATCTTCGCGCAGTCAACAGTGGCCAAGGCAGAAGGGCAGGCCAAAGAGCAGGAAGCAGTCAAGGCAGGCACGGAGCCGCTTGATCCCCAGAAGCCCGCTCCGGGCGTTACCCCAACCAAGTAAGGTGCGGGCGTGGCGATAGCGCAGTTTGATTATACAAAATGGTCGGCGCGTTATCCCACGCTGGCCACTTATGTGAATGAAGGACTTGGCGGCGCTTTGTGGGATGAGGCCGGTTTGTATCTCAACAATACAGATGCTTCACCCGTGCAGGACGTGGGCAGGCGTGGAGTTTTGCTGGGGATGATCACAGCTCATCTGGCGCAGCTTAATTTAAGCGCGCAGCAAGGAGGCTCTGATGTGGTGGGGCGCATTGCATCGGCGTCAGAAGGGAGTGTGTCACTCTCGGCTGATATGGGGCCTGTTACCAACGCTCAGGCATGGTGGGCGCAAACCAAATGGGGTGCGGCCTATTGGGCGGCAACGACTTTCTTGCGTAGAGCGCGATACGTTCCGGGTCGCCCGCAGCCCGCATGGTCATGGCCGTAAAGGCAAAAGTGCGTGGAGGCGCAAAGTTGCGTGCGTATATGCGGCAGCTTGAGCGCAATTCAGAAACAGCCCGTGTGGCGCGTGTAGGTTTTCTGGAAGGTTCCACGTATACAGACGGCACGCCTGTTGCCGAGATTGCTTCTATTCAGGAGTTTGGCGCATCAATCGATCATCCTGGCGGCACGAAATACATCACGGATGCTGTGGTCGGAAAGCGTGGGGCAGAGCGCATTGGTACGCGGTTTGTGGGCAAAAGTTTCCAGGGTGAAACCAAGACAACAGCCGCGCATAAAATCGTTATCCCGCCACGGCCATTCTTTCGGACCGCCATAGCCAAAAACAAACAGGCGTGGGCCGATGCGCTGGCGGCAAGCATGAAAGATACAGGCATGGATGCGGCCACATCTCTTGAACGCGTAAGCGATTTGATGGTCTCGAATATTCAGCAGTCCATTACCGATTGGTCAGACCCACCGAACGCGCCCAGCACAATACGGAAGAAGAAATATAACAACCCGCTCATTGATACGCGCACGATGTATCGTGCCGTTGCTTATGAGGTGAAGTGATGAACCTTTTCGGGCCAGTAACGGGTATCATCTCTGCGGTTAATCCGTGCATACAGGCCACCTTAAGGGCCAGCAATGGTAGCGAGACGCTCCCTAGCGGGCGTGTGGCTCCCGAATACACTGAGGCTTTGATCACCATTCAGGTGCAGGCGGCCAGCAGTGAGGATTTGCAGCAGGTCGCCAATCTCAACCAGTCCACAGATGTGCGCTCAGTTTACGTTTACGGGCACATCAAGGGCATAGACAGAGCTCATCAATTTGGCGGCGATATTCTTGTTTTTGATGATTCAGAATGGCTGGTTGTCGGCCAGCCCGAGCAATGGGGCAGTGGTGAATGGTGCAGGCTGATAGTGGCGCGACAGATCCCATCACAGCAAGCCTGTCCGAAGACGATGTAACGACAGCGCTGCGGGCCTTTCTGCTTTCCATTCTTCCTTCGGGAACAGAGGTGAGGCTAGGTCAGCAGAACCGCGTTGCTGCGCCTCTTGGCCTGTTTGTGCTGATGACCATTGTTGTGCGGCAGCAGATTGCCACTAACGGCTCTAAATACGGCACAGATACGCGAACAGTGAGCAGGCAGGAGCATCTAACTGTGCAGGTTAGCGTGTTCGGTCCCGGGGCAGGCGACATGATTGAACGCATTGTGACGCTGTTCCGTGATCCGTATGCCTGCCAATTCTTCCAGCAGGAACGGCCACAAGGCGATGTAACGCCGCTTTATGCGGATGATCCCCGGCAGAATGGATTCATAAACGGCGAGCGCCAGTATGAAGACAACTGGAACGCGGACCTGCACTTGCAAGCCAACTACCAATACACAATCGCGCAGCAATTTGCCGATGCCGCCACGATTGACCTGATCAATGTGGACGCAGCTTACAGCGAGAGCAACTCATGACATTATCGATTAAAAGCATCGTCAACGTGACGCCAAGCGTGGTGTCTCCTGCCGGTACGGTAAACATTCTCAAGGGGCTGGTCTTTTCTACCAATGCCGCTTTGGATGCTGGTGTAAGTTCCTTTTCTACACCGCAGGCTGTGGCAACCAAATGCGGGGCAGACAGCATCGAGGCGAGTATCGCCAGCATCTACTTTGGGTCGTATTCCGGCTCTCTGGATACGCCGTCCACCCTGTATTTTTACTCGCTTCCAGCCGCTCCAGTGAATGCTGATTATGGCACATACCTCTCTGCTGCCGCTGATGCAGAGGGTGATTGGTCTGGGTTCATGTTCGCTCAGGAGCCGAATGCTGCAGCTAAAACTGCCATTGCCACGTGGATGGGGGCGAACCCTAATCGTTACTGGGGTGTCATTCAGGATGCAGACCCCAATATCCTGACTGCCAATGCGACCGCTACATTTGGCGCGACCGTGAAGGCCAACAGCACCCCGGGACTGACGTGCGTATGCAACGCAGACGGCAACGGCACACTGATTGCTGCCGCAGCCCTTTCTTGGGCGGCATCTATCAATCCTAACCGGACGAATGGGCGCACAACGCTGATGTTCCGCCGGTTCTCTGGTGTGACGCCCTCTAATATCTCCAATACGCAGGCCGAAAACCTGCTGGCGAATGGCTACTGCTTCTATGGCAGCTACAAGGCCAACGACACATCATTCAACTGGTTTGTGGACGGATCCGTATCCGGCTCGTTTGCGTGGGCTGATAGCTACCTGAACCAGATCTGGATGAACGCAGACTTCCAGATCAATCTGGCGGATATGTTCTCCAACGTTGGGCTCATCCCATACGATGCGGTGGGAGATGGAATTATCTCAACGTCCGTTCAGGCAACCATCAATACGGCGCTTTCCTTCGGGGCCATTCAAGCGGGTGTGACGCTGTCTGACGATGAAGCCCTGCAAGTGAATGCCAAGGCCGGGAAAACCATCAGCACAACACTGCAAACGCAGGGTTGGTATCTCATCCCCGGCGCTTCTATCGCATCTGCTGCTACGCGGGCCACACGAGGCACGGTGGACGGCATATTTTTCTATATGGACGGTGAGAGCGTGCAGTCCATCTCTCTGGCGTCTGTGGAGGTCCAATAATAATGTCTGATTACGATATCACAGCCGCCAACTCGGTTTTCACCATCACTGTTCCGGGGCTTTATAATGCCCCGATCACATTGGAGAACTATGCGGCAGATCGCGCATTTGAAACGGAAGCGATTGAGCAGGCGGAAACGGCCATGAGCATTGATGGCTATCTGAACGCAGGCTGGGTGCCTAACCCTATTGCGCAGACCATCAGCCTTGCCGCAGCCAGCTCCAGTTCCCGCATCTTTGAGGCTATTGTGGCGGCGCAGGCAACAGCACGCAGCCTCTATCGTTTGAGTGCAGAAATCCAACTCCCTTCCATCAGTAAGAAATACACCATGGTACGTGGCCTTGTGCGCTCTGCGGTTGTTATTCCATCTGCCGCACGCGTGTTGGAAGCGCAGACGTTTGAACTGCTATGGGAGCGGGTTATCCCGGCTGCGCTGTAATGGCTATCAAGGAAATCACCGTTACGTGCCAGCAGGAAGGCGCGGACAAGGGTAAAGCGTTTGTCATTACCCGCATGTCTGCCTTTGAGGCGGATAAGTGGGGGCGGCACTGCTTGCAGGCTGCTATCTCAAGTGGAGCAAACATACCGGAAGCGTCTGCCCAGTCTGGGGTCTCTGGCCTTGCCGCTATAGGCATCAGCATCTTCGGGATGATGGCACCAGAGAAGATGGACGAACTGCTTGCGCGTCTGATGCAGTGTGTGAGCGTGCAGCCAGACCCGGGAAACCCAAGTGTGCGCCGCCCGCTGCATGAAAGCGATATTGAAGAAATCCCCACGGTCGGATGGCTCCAGAAGGAGGCCTTCGCGTTGCATGTGGATTTTTTCAAGGGCGTCGGCCAGTTGTTCTCCCTTCTGTCCGTTCTGCTGCAAATGGGAAACAGCGCCCCGTCGCCCGATATGCCAACGTCAACGAACGCCACGCCCTCGTAATTCAGCAGGGCCTCGTCTCGCTGCATGAACTGCAAACTGTTTATGACAGCGAGGACTTTGAGGATTTATTGGAGATGGCTGTGGTGCGCCGGTTTAATGCGAGTTGAAGATGTCCGAAGAAAAAATAGAACGCCGCTTTGAAATTTCAGAGCGAGTTACATTCCATGTGTTGGAAAGGATTATATCCGTTACGCATTGCTCGGGTGCGGAAAATGCGAGTTACAGCAACACAAGTGGACGCTCTGCCTCATTCCGTACAAAGGAAGAGGCAGAGGAGTATGTGCGGTTACTGGGAGGGGGATGTTAATATGGTGGATTGGTCCATGTTCGGTTCTGACTGTTAAACCAATCTATGGAGTCTTTGGAGAGCCATCCTGAATTATTTTCTGTGCATCTATTAATTAGAATTCTATCACCATTATGACTTCTAATGGTCAGGAACGGCTTTAACTTGTTCATGATATCCGTTTCTGAAAAGCGGACCGTATCAACAAACCATACTGATTCCACAGGATGGCACCATATCCCACTGATACCTTTGATTGCCTCGTAAAGCTTAGGATATTCAAAGTTATCTACGACTTTAATGTCGTAGGTAATCATATAACATGAGAATCTACTGTCCCCAGTAGGAAAGAAACATGGCAACTGTAGTTGATGCCTTTGTGGTTGAGCTTGGGCTTGACCCGAAGGCGCTAAAAAAAGGCGCACAGCAGGCTCAAACGCTGTTCGGGAATGTGACGGCAGGCGCGGGCAAGATGAGTGCTGGCGTCTCCAAGGCCACGGACACGGCAGCAGACTCTTTCCGACATCTGGAGCGCAATGCTCTTGCCTTCCTTGCTGTGCTGACGGGCGGCAAGGCCCTTAAGGCATTCGTATCCGACACCACGGCCAGCAATGTGGCGGCAGGCCAGCTCGCCAGAAACCTCGGCACGTCAGTCAACACGCTGACAACCTGGCAAAAGGTAGCGGAAGCAGCGGGCGGCAGTGCGTCCGATATGTCCTCCAGCCTTGGTTCTCTGGTGTCGCAATTCCAGACCATTGATGGCCGGCGTAATCTGGGCATGGCCTTCGGGCAGATGGGGGTACGGCTGGAAGATGCCCACGGCAAGCTGCGCGACTTCAATGCGCTCTTGCCGGATATGGCGCGTGCGGCACAGCGTCTTGGCCCGCAGCTTTTCTCTACGCTGGCAGGGCAGGCGGGGTTCTCGCAGGGCGCCATCAATATGCTGGAGCTTGGCCCCAAGCGTATTGAGGCGCTGTATAAATCCCTCAAGCAGTATGAACCCACAGAGCGAGACAGTCGTGCATCCGGGCAGCTTCTGGCCGACTGGACGAAGCTGACGGCGCAGTCTGAATCCTTCGGGCGCTCGATCATGACCGATCTCAGCCCAGAAGTGCATCATCTGATGACGCTGATTGGCGGCGTGATTGATAAGAACCAAGGCTGGCTGCGGCAGGATATCGACCAGTATGTCACCCGCTTTGGTGATGCCATCGAGCATGTGGACTGGCAGGGTGTGGGCGATGAGCTGAAACGCTGGTGGGATTATCTGAAGGGGATAGACTGGGCAGAGATTGAGAAGCGTGTTGAGGGATTTGCCACGGATGCTGACAGCGCGGCTAAGGCTGTTGGAGGTTGGGTTAAAGTTGCGGAAGTTCTGTTTGCCTTATGGGCAGGCAAGAAATTTATAGAAGTTTTAGCGAATGTGCGGGCGTTAGCTGCCGCTTCAGGTGTGGGGATAGGAGCGCTTTCTAAGCTATTAGCGATGTCGCGCGCGAAAGCTGGGGAAGAAACTGCGGAAGCGACCACAAAAACGGCGGGGGCTGCCTCGGCTGCTGGAGCTGGGGCGAAGGCTGCTGAAGGCGCAACGGAAAATGCGAGCCGGGTATCGCGTTCAGCGAGCGCGCTTAAGTTTGCAGGATCTGCACTAAAAGCAGCGGGCCTTGCTGGCGATGCCTACATGGTGGGAGATCTATTCTGGAACGGGGCGGAGCCTGCTCTTGCCAAAGACGATACGCTACATGCAAAGCCATATAATGGGCCATTCGCTACAGATAATGACGCTAATTTTCCCACGTATGCGGCCTCTGTAGCCTCTATTGAGCATGCGCGATACGACCAGATGGGCGGGTCAGGCAATGCATACGCAGGAAAGTACCAGATGGGTGAAGACGCGATTAAGGATGCAGCATCCCTTCTGCACACTCGCGTCCCAACAAAAAAAGAATTTCTGCATAACCCAGAAATGCAGGAGCGCTTTTTCCGCGCGTACACAAAATCCAATGAGCGAGCATTGTATTTATTCAGTTCCAAGTTCCGGCAAATGCCTGAGGAGCTAAAGATGGCGGTTCTGGGGTATGCTCATAATCAGGGGGCTAAAGGTGCCCGCAACTGGTTGAATACAGGCATAGCAAAGCGGGATGGGTTTGGAACGTATGCTGATAGATATTCTAATTTATTCCTGAGCAACCTAAAAGAAAGTCGCGGCTACGTCCCTGATAGGCTCATCATTGAACCCAAGACAAATGCACCGCGGCAGGACTATGACCAGAATTCGTTCTCGGGCGCTGTGGTGGCGTCTATTGTAAGGCAAAAGCCTTCTTCCCCAGAAACCTCGGGAAGCCCAAGTCAATTTGCTTATGTGAAGGCCATGCAGAAGTCGATGGGCACTCTGGACTCTTTGGCGGCGGTCAAGGGATCTGGTGATACAAGCAATACGATCACCAATAACATCAATATACATGCACCCAATAGCGACCCAAAAGCCATCGCTAGAGAGGCGCGGAATGCCTTTGACAGCGTGACTTTTCGGGCGCGTCAGGCCAACATACGGCTGACCTAAAACATTATAGAGCCCTGCCCGCAGTGAAATATGCAGGCAGGGCTCTATTTTTAATTTACAGGTTTTACATCCGTAAAACGCATTTCAAAATCGGGATCTGTCATTGACCCTTCTTGAGTAATGCTCGTTTCTTCTATGCAATCATCATTAGAAGTGCTGAATCTTCCGCTGAATATTATGTGCTGCCCTACGTGTAAATTGGCAACCTGTGAAAAGACTGGATCAGAAGGAGATATTAAAGTTTTTTGAGGCCCTAATGAATCTGATAAAGAATTATTGGTTGTGCCTACTGTGATATGTGGAGATATCCTGATTGTTAGAACTCCATAACCACTAGAGCTTGATGATAAATTATCTACAGTGCCGTACCATCCTGTCACCACAGGATCTTGCAGAAGCTTGCAAATACGACTTGCTCTACGCGGCCTTGCAGCGCCCTTTTGAAAGTCATTTTGCCCATCAGTGTATTCTTGGCGCCCCTCATTTACGATAGAAATGAGACTTTCTTCTTTATCTATTTCAGTTGGTTCAGATGGGGGCTGATATGCCGATGTTTCCGGCGGTGCATTGTCGGTCGATGATGCGGTAGATCCGGAGGGATTTACAGCAGATATATCATTGCTGGCGCTAACACTGGCACTGGTGTTTGCCGAAGGGCTTCCAGAAAGAAGGGCTTGTGCGTCTTGATCAGATAAAAAGCCATCTGTAGTTGGCCTGTGATTGACGCGTTGCCACGTTTCAATTGCATCACGTGTAGCCTCTCCATACACACCGTCAGCTTGTGCTGATGATGGAAGATAACCAAGAGTTATTAATTGCTGCTGAAGAAGAATGTGTTGATCTATAGGGCGATTAGCTTCTTCAAGCGCCCCGCCAGATAAGCGATGTTTGTACTTTTCTGTTAAGGCATCCATATGGGAAATATAGCAGGATGGGTCTGCCGGCGGCAAAGCATCTGGGTTATTCGGGTCTGCCGGGGCAATACACTCTTTGAAAATATCATCGTCTGCAATTGCTTCTTGCTTAAGATATTTCCATCCTGTTTTCCCAACTAACTGCCGTAGGGCATAATATGTCTGGTCAAACATCAATTCATGTTTAGCGGCGTCACTGTTTTCGCATAACATTGTTGCAATGCTATCCTTGGAATGATCAACCGCGCAATTGAAGTCTGGTTTATATGCTTGAGCATTAGCAATTGTGGGCAAGGACGCTATCCCTGCGATTAAAAGAAATCGTTTCAAATCACCCTCCCTAAAACCCCCGCACCATAGCCGCGTGACGCGACGTTGAGGAGTCACGCTTGGCCCAAATCCTTATGGACTAAACCCATGCCAGATCTAGATAAAACAGCCATGGCCTGTGCTGCGCGAGACTTTCCGTGGCATCCTCTATCAAAAGGCGAGACCCCACCGGAATGGGCGCTTGCGTATATGGAGCCCAGGTCCTCTTTGTGCCTTCAGTTGGACGCAGCAAATGATATGGTAATCGTTGGCTGGCGTTTTCATACAAAGGCGGAACTGGACGCCTGCCTAAAAGATCACCCGGATTTGCCAGTCAGAAGGTTTTGAAGGGCATCACCGCCAGCTTGCAATGCTTTGGGGCAACTAAATATTCTTCCTGAGCCGGGGTGCTTGCATTTGTCTTGCTCAATAATGGGGACGCCAAAAGACATGCGGGCAGGGTTTAAGATAATTTTAGCGTCACATTCTGGGCAGCGTAATTCAGGCATCAGAATCCATCCTTTAAAATAAGATGCTCTACGTTACCCGTACTACGCGCCTTGTGGGAGTCTGGGTTCTTGTACTCCGTGGTCATTGGTACTAGGCTGTCCAAATTGGACAAGAGGGAACATCATAGCCATGACGGAGCCAACAAACCTTCTCGTAAAGATTGATAAAGTGTGGTTCGAGATAACGTCTCGCGGTTCCATTTTGATGGCTATGACGAATTCGCCATTTGTGGGTATGGGGGACTTTGAAGCTCCTGTTTTAATCGGCGAACAGGAATTCACGGCAAAATTTTCTTTTTCCGGAGCTATCTCCTTTGAAGGCGAAAATATCAGCCGAGGTTTGTTCCGAGCCACTGAATTAAGTCTGGCGTGCTCTCAATGCCCTTCGAAAGCAAATCAGGTATTAAATCTTTCAGGGCCGCAGTTCCCATAGATTTTATGCGCTGCTTGAGGGTGGTTTTTTCTGCATCTGGGGCAGAAGATCGCTCAACAGCACTGCACATCAGGGCTTTGATTGTGTCTTCATCCAATTTGACTGTGATGATTTTTTCTTCGGCAGTCAGGCCGCCGTCTTCACTAAGATAATCAAGTCCGGTGGCCGTAAGTTGAGCTCCACCCCAAGTCCAACCATTATCCATCATCTGCTGGCAGTGGTTTTGAATGTAACCGTGAGCATCAAGATAAGATAATGCCCGGAATAAGGCCTCTCTATCTACACCACTAAACACATTGATATCGGCAATATAGTCCATTCCGTAGGGCTGCATTCTTCTCAAAACATCCAGCCATTGCTCACG